TCGGTGCGACGGCTTGACCCGAACAGCAACGGTGAAATGACGGCGGCGCTTGAATACGCGCAAAAGGTCAAGCATGAGCAAAAGAACTTTTTACACGAGCAAGGCATTGAAAATCTTTACTAAGGAGGAAAAATTCGTTAACGAAAAAAAAACTCTAAAGACTTGCTTGGAATAGTGCTCGGCAAGGGTAAGGAAATCGCGATCGAAGCCCTCGAAAAATTTTCAAACAGAAAGGTGGACGATGAAAATGAGTAACAGCCCATTAGTAAACTATACCCAGATCAGCCCAAACAGCACAAACCCGCGCAACAATACCATTAAGAAAATCACGCCGCACCATATGGCAGGAAATCTCACGGTTGAGACTTGCGGGAACGTTTTTGCTCCCTCCTCACGGCAAGCCTCCTCGAACTATGGTATCGGCACAGACGGCCGTGTCGGTATGTATGTCGAGGAAAAGAACCGCGCATGGACAAGCGGCAATGCAGCGAACGACCACCAAGCCGTCACAATCGAGGTCGCAAATGACGAGATAGGCGGTAACTGGCACGTTAGCGATAAAGCCCTCGCGAAGTTGATAGACCTCTGCGTGGACATCTGTCAGCGGAACGGAATAGCGAAACTTGTCTACACGGGTGACGCCACGGGAAACTTGACGCATCACAATATGTTTGAGGCGACCTCCTGTCCTGGCCCGTACTTGCAAAGCAAAATGCCCTATATCGCGGAGCAGGTCAATAAGCGGCTGGGTACGAGCACCGATACGGGAACAAGCTCCGGTACGACAGGCACCTCCACGCTCTATCGGGTTCGGAAATCTGCGACCGACTCGGCCAGCCAAATAGGCGCGTATTCCAGTCTCGATAACGCTAAAAAGGCGGCTGTTGGAAATACGGGTTATAAGGTCTATGACCTATCCGGCAATCTCGTTTACGACCCTGGGGCCGCGACGTCAACCGGAACCGGCACGGCCGTCTTTACACCTTACCTCGTGCGCGTCACCGCAAGCGAGCTCAATATCCGTAAGGGACCGGGCACCGGGTACGGTACAAACGGGAGTATCAAGGACAAGGGTACTTATACCATTGTCGAGGAAGCCAGCGGAACCGGGGCGACCAAATGGGGCAGGCTTAAGAGCGGCGCCGGTTGGGTTAGCTTAGATTACGCTATAAAAATATAGGAGGAGTAGAATATTATGAGCGAATTTTTCTCATGGGAATTGCTGGCGACATTTGCCGGCGCAGTTACTGGGACGGCAATCCTCACGCAGTTTGTGAAGGACTTGCTCTCGAAGATTCCGACGCAGATTGTCTCGTACGTTATTGCGCTGCTGATTCTCGGTATCGCGACGGCTGCGACGGGAGGTATGGCCGACGGTTGGCAGGCCTGGGTGCTCGTACCGTTTAACGCGGTTCTTGTCTCCCTCAGCGCTAACGGCACATACTCGGCCATCACACGCATTAAAGACGATAATTAAATAACAGTCACAGGAAAGGGCCCCCACTCGAGATTTTGTCTTGAGTGGGGGCCCTTTTTATTGCTTTTCACGTAGCGCTTCTGGCTTTTTAGTGGAATAGTACGCAACTTATACAGCTTGGCGCACTACCAGTTGTGTGGTACTGCCAAAAAGCTTATAGCAATAACAGTAAAAGTCCGAGCCTGGCGTCGGCATACGAATCTTATTGAAAACGGTAAAATTATACATGTGGGCGGGACAAGCTCTCTATATTAAAATTCGAAAGGGGACAAATTGACATGCCAAAGAAATTAGAAGCCCTCAAGCATTTCATTCACAAAATGGGAGACACGCAGGCCGATCTTGCGAAAGCATTGGGAATGGACAGAACTACCCTCTGCCTCAAGTTAAACGAAACTGGTGCAAGAGCTCTTACTATCCACGATATGGAGGCCATATCGGAGCACTATAACATTCCATTGGACCAACGTGAAGCGCTGTTCTTTGAAAAACGCTAATACTTATATGTTGCGTATACCGACGAAACACTCGGAGTTTCTTACTAATTTCAGTAAGAACCCGTGCGCTTCGTCGGCGTACGCACCTTACTAAACACGCTATAATTATAAATGTCAGGCGGTAACAGACCGCCGAATATAAGGAGGCTACCATAATGAAAAAAGTTACTTTCTTCGCAGTTGAACTCGATGTAAGCGGCGCGGGTTATGAGACAAAGTTGTTCGCCGACAAAGAAATGGCGATTAACGCAATGACCTTTGCGGTATGGAATCTTGACAAGCAGGTTTACCTCGTGAGCCTGTATAAATGTAAGGGCGTCGATTACAACGCAACCGGCGAGCGCATAGCGATCTGGCGCCGATACGGACGCCTTAACGAAAAGCTTGTTGAGAATTATGATGGCAAAAAGGTCGTCGAGGGAGAAAGCCATACCAGCCTGCAATGGCACGACAAAATTGCGTATGAGACCACCTCGAGGATATGGGCCCAAAACTAAAGCCGAAACGCTTGCCCCCTGCAATAGCGGGGAAAACGGCAAGCGTACGCCGGAAATGACCTTCCGGCGCTGACGATGGCAGGTCAAGAGACTAAGGGGCTGTTGAAAATGGGTAAAGGGAAGTATCAAAAAAAAGCTTAGAGAAAAACAAATTAAGCTACGATGATTTATTGGTTTCAGCCGCCGACAAAAAGATTAAGGTTTTTGGCGGACTCGTAGCTATAAGGCACGCTGGTGAGAATTACCGCAAGCTTACGAATCCCAAGCTATTCAAACGTTTATTAGGGGGAGAGAACATAATGAAAATTGAGGTTATTCGAGACGCCCTGAAGGCGCTGGGCTATCATGTGCAAATATACAACTGCGACTACGACGAGTTTACACCGGGCCGGGCTCATGTTTACTGGCAAGACAATTATATGGGTATCTTCGATTTTAACAAAAATACGTTTGTTGATTAAAAACCGGCAGTATCGCACTATGCGATACCGCCGATTTTATCTTACCAAAGACGCTAGAAGTCTAAGCGTTTTGTCAGCATACGAGTCTTACTAAACACGATAAAATTATTATTGTAAGGGCGAGCTACTAAGCTTGGTGCAGAAAGGAGGGGGTGAAATGAAGACGCCGAATATGGCTGAGGTCCTACGGGAAGAAGCTCAAAAAGCCGAGCGACTGAGAATACTGCTTTTAGCACTGGAATGTAAGTCGCTTGACGAGCTTGTGCAGAAGCTAAAGGCTGAGGACCAAAAGTAAAAGCTCGCGGCTGTCCGTCTAAAACCGGCCGCGAGCTAAACCCGAAGGGCTGCGGAGACCTTACACTCCGCGCTCTTCCTTATATTATAGCCCGACTGATTCAAAAAGTAAACTCTGATTTTTATAAGGAGGCTTTTACAATGAATAAAACCCGGCGAAAGGCTCTTGAGGAGCTGCTTGATAAAATTGCGGAAATAAGAAACCTCGTAGAAGCCATTAAGGACGAGGAAGAAGAATATCGGGACAATATTCCTGAAAACTTACAAGGTTCCAAACGCTACGAAACTGCGGAAGCTGCTTGCGACGTGCTATGCGAGGCCGTTGACCTTTTAGAAGAAGCTGCAAATAAAATTGAGGAGGTCGTTGCTTAATGAACGTTTACCAAAAGCACGGCTATAAAGACCGCCGAGACTACTTACAGGACCTTGCGTTTGAGTATAGCGTTGACGAGCATATCATATTTACATTGGCCGAAGTGCTCGGCCCCTCGGAAGACTTTGACGGCTTAATCTGCGCACTTGAGGACCTTGAGGTCGTTTGATAAAAAGCGGCGCGTAACCGCCGAAAGCGCACGGGTATCTTGCTGAAACTCCGTGCGCTTTTCCGGGGCTCCCGAATCTTACTAAACACGCTAAAATTATAAATGTAAGGGACACTTGAGACCCCGGAAGATAAGGAGAGCGTACGCCGGAAATGACCTACCGGCGCTGACGAGGCAGGTCAAGCGAGAGGAGTGCTTAAAAATGATAAAAATAGGCGAGTGTGTAACTTTCCGGAGCTGGAAAGCATTTTTTGACGGTGCTATAACTCAAAACGGACGTAATTATTTGGTAGGCACAATGCGCAATCTGGTTGAGTTTGAAGGGCTTATCTTAATTGAGATTCTTCGTGTGAGCAAACAAAAATGGCAAGTTATTGAAGTGTGTACGGATGACAATAATTATTGCCTGGAAGACGAGAACATTTTCCTTAAGGCTGATTTTTTCGATACAAAAAGTTTGTTGTCTGCAAAACCCACAAAATGGTATAACACGCTTCTCGGCGAGCAAACAGAGTTTCGAGTAGAAAAGGAAAGAACGTAATGAGGCTTAACTATTATCAATTCCCCAAGGGCGTTGACGCCCATACCCGCTATCTCAACGGTGCTACAAATCTTAGAGGCGATTGTACACAAGACCACGAGACCTGCCGAGACTGCCCGTTTAATAACGGCAATGGCTACCATGAATGCGAGCACTTTAGGAGCGTTGAATCTGACGAGGCTATATGTGGCTTATCCGTCACCGCTGCGAAAAAGCTACTCCGCGAGTTTGGCGGTTCGGCATGGACGCGCCATATTGACCGTGACGGCGGCTGCTTCGAGACGACGGAAATCAAACTCACAGGAAACAACAGCCGATACAAGTATAACCGCCACCTTTAATCCCCGCCCGGCGATACCAGCAGAAGCGCCCAGCGTTATTAGTAAAAGTCCGTGCGCTTCATCAGCATACGCGTCTTACTAAACACGCTAAAATAATAATTGTAAGGCGCACTGAGACGCCGGAAAATAAGGAGGCTATGACAATGACAGAATACGCGAAAAAGTATTTAGAAAAAGGTGCACCACTTGAAATTATGCACGGCGAGTATAAGGGACTCTTGGTAGACATTCAACCGCTTCTTGATGGCTATGTGTGTGGCATCTATAGATTTCCTGGCGGTGATTGCTGCGAAGGACCAATGTTAAAAATCTAAGCGCAGAGTGACGGGGCGCGAGCCCCGGTAATGCGGCTAAGAGCGGTCACAAGCCCGCCGCTAAATTAAAAGGAGGTCATTCAAAATGACGACTTACAGAAATATGCGTAACGATAAGCTGGCCGAGCTGCTTGACCGCCGCGAGGACGGCGCCACCCTGAAAATGCTGGACACCGACGAGACTATCGAGGTTGGGATTCCGACCCTCAAGCGCTGGTGGAAATTGGTTCCCACGGTCGCCCAGGACGCCCCTGTTGAGTCCGAAACCGTTGCGGAAGCGGATAATACGCCTGAGTCTGAAACGGCGGCCACGGAAGCCGTTGAGCCCCAAACGAAAGCTCAAATCGAGAGCCAGCCTGAAACACAGAGCGACGGCGAGTCCCAGGACACTCCCACGGAAGCCCAGGGCGTCCCTGGTGAGTCCGAAACCGCTAACGAGGCGGATAATAAGCCCGAAGCTGAAAAGTCCTCCACGGAGTCCGTATCGCTCTCCGACGTCGCCCGGAAGCTCGAGGAACTTTTCGATACGCTCAATGAAATCTACTACGAAGGCAAGCTCCCGCGTCCGATTATCACGATTCAGTCAACACCTAAGTTTTTCGGCCATTGCAGCACTAAACAGATTTGGAAGTCCGAGGGCGAGGCCATGTACGAAATCAATCTCGGCGCCGAGTTCCTGAACCGGCTGAAAGAACATACCGCCGCGACCTTGCAGCATGAAATGGTCCACTTGTATTGTCGTGTAAACGATATTGACGAGACCTGCCAGAAGGGCCGCTACCATAATAAGACCTTCAAGCTGGAGGCTGAGGCGCGCGGTCTGATTATCGGGTACAACAGAACAATCGGCTATTCGCTCACCGAGCCGAGCGAGGAATTTAAGCAAAAGCTCGAGGAAGCCGGTTTTGACTTGAGCGTCCCGTTCTGCCGCGAGACGATTCTCGCCAAGAAGACCGGCGACCGTGAGAAGCCTCACAAGTACGTATGCCCTGTTTGCGGGCAGACCGTCCGCAGCACCGGCGACCTGCAAATCGTCTGCGGTATCTGCGACGAGCCTATGACGAAAGAAATCTAAGCCTAACATATAACGAGTATCACGCCAAGCCTGGTCAAGTGCCGGGCTTGGCGGCTGGAAAGGAGTAATATTATGCCAAAAATTATACCCTTAAACCCGGACCTTATTCACCGTGCAAATTATAACAGCTTTGGTGGTAGTCGTGGTGACCATAGCAACGCCTCATACCTGGCCTATGGTAGTGAAATACTTGAATGGCCTATTGCTGACAGCCGTAAAGAAAAATTGCTTATGGAGTTACACAAGCGCTATTCAGAAATTTTGAATTATGAAGCGCAGCACGTTAGCGTTATGGTCGCCGGCCCTGCTCGATATAACGCTAAAAAACTCGATAAAGGCGACCAAGTTCTCAAATCCTCGGCTGAGTTTTGTGCGTGGTTCGATTTTACTCGGCAGCTGGTTAAAAACTCCCAGCCGGACGTAATGAGCAAAGTCGAGATTCTTGTCGAAAGCATAGAGCACCGCGACCAAGACGAAAGGCTTATACCGACAAACCCTTTAATGGAGCTCGCTTTTGCGGACAATGCTCTTTTTATTCAGTATTTCGAGAAGCTCCTCCCCAAATATAAATGGCGTAAAAATAGCAATATTTACAAGCTTTACGAACGCAGCAAGGCCGGAGAAGTGCAGGAAATCCGCAAAGAGGTCGTATTCGAGGACGATAATTTCACTGCTTACAAAGAGGGCGACCGCTACTATATTAAGTTTGTACTACGGGTTAAACGGCAGCTTCATATTGCTCTAAAGTCCCGCGGGTGGTGGTGGAATAGCTACAAGGGGGCGTACAGTACCTACCTTAACAAGTTTGACCTCGAGTGGGTAAAAACAATAAGCGAGCGGTACGCCGCTTACGTTTAGAGAGGAGGACTAATTATATGGGACTTAGAAAGTTACGAAAGGAAGCGGGACTCTCGCTTCATGGACTCGCAGCTCTCAGCGGCGTTAACTATATGAAGATTCACCAGATAGAAACCGGCAAAATCAAGCCGGAAAATATCACGCTT